CTGCGCCTGCACGGCGCTTGCCCCAAGGTTTTCATTGTTGGCACAGACCAACCCGAAAACGATTGGTTCACGCTGTTTAAGCGCGAGGGGCTCGTCACGCCGGAAGGCGACATGGGCGGCCCAATCGAGATGCTTTGGCACACAGGCGCGCCGCTGCACCTGACGGCGGAAGGGATTGAGCATCTTGGCGGCGTTGCAGCGGCCAACCCTGGCTCGCTGTTTTTGCTTGACAGCTATCACGCCTGCATCAGCCCGCTTGGCGTTGACGAGGCCACCAGCGCCTTCGACGGCCCGGCACGCGACTTGGCCCAGGTGTTAGCCCCGCATCACGCCACGCTAGCGATGATCCACCACACCAATAAATCGGTGGCAGGCGGTAACGCGACAAACGCATCGCGCGGCTCGAACGCTTTGCCGGCAGCAGCCAGCCTCACGATCTTGATGAACTGGTTTCGCCAGCCGGCGGAGGGCCAAACGCAGAACGACCACCGCGTTGTGGTCAAAACGCAAGGCCGCGCCAAAGGCACCACGTTGCTGATCGAGCTGAAGGACGACGGCTGGATCCACCACGGCGATGGCGAGAGTGTGCTGGCTGCCGAGGCGATGCAGGAGGCCGCTGACGATCTGCAAGGCCGGCAGGCTGACGTGTTCGATTACATCAAAGAGCGGTGGATGCTCGGTGAGTTCCCGGTTGCCGCATCCGAGCTGTCGAGCCACTTCAACTTGGAGCGGAACAAAACGCACCGCTGCCTGCGCTCGCTGGAACGCAAGGGACTGGTCGAGCAAGCCGGGCAAGCGGAGACGGAAGGCGGTCGTCCTGCGCTGTTGTTCCGACCCACAGGGGTCTCCTCCCTAGAGGGGGGACAAACGTCACAAAGGGGACAAAGTACCCCCTACACACACGATACGAAGCCTTTGTCACCTTTATCACCCTTGTCACCCATTGCAGGGGGAGACCCCCCTTTGTCACCTCTGTCGGTCGGTGACGCGGTGGAGCGGTTCACTGCCGGCGTTTGGTCAAACGGCTGGGTCGTTTCGGATATATCCGACCCCTTGTCCATCACCATCGCCAAGCTCGGGAACCCGCTCGTTCAGTTCCGCAACCAGCGACCGGACCTAGACATCCGCCCCTGTCAATCCAGCCCGTTCGCGGCTACAACGCCTGAACCTGACCCGTTTGATTTTTGATGTCTAAGGAGATCAAGTTTGCCGTCACTCCTGAGGAGCGCGACCGTCTGGATATTGAGGCCGCAGCGCATGGCGTGTCTCGCGCGCAGCTGGTCCGTGATCGCGCCTTGAACGCCGGCATCATCCCCCGCGTGCAGATGGAGCCAGAGGCGCAGGAGCGGGCGGTCAGGAACCTCAGCGAGCATTTTGTGGGCGTGCCTCAGGAGAACCTCGTGCGCCTGGTGAATGCTGTTGTCAAAGCCTTGGCAACTGAAGCTTGACGCGTGGCGCGCCACGGTTTATTGTTGGGGAGCCCAAGCCGGAGACGGCACTGTTCCATGGCATCAACCTTTTCAGTCCCTCGCGACATTCAGCTCCTGCTGGACTCCCCCTTGCACGAGTTAAGCGATCAGGCTTTGCTCAAGCTCAAGCATTGGCACCTTCAGCAGGTCGCCGAGCTTCACGGCGAAATCACCCAGCGCGAGGCTTGATCATGTCTGACTGGCATCACTACTCCCTCGGCCTTTACGAGGCCCAGCAAGCTTGGGAAGACCAACCTGAGCCTGAACCTGACGAGCCCAGCATTCTCTGCGAGGCACGCAAGCCCAACCTCTTCCAGCGACTCTTCGGCTTGCCTGGCTCACTGATCTGGGATGACTGGGTTCAGAGCGACGACCACTATCACCTGCTCGTTCGTGAAGCCCATGACGCAGGCTTGACCCTGTCCTTTCAGGAGTTTGACTGATGGCAACTCTTAACAGTGGCAGCATCCAAGGCGGGTTTGGAGGTGTGCATCACACCAAGCGAAACCCCGCCAAGCCTTCGGGCGCTGTCCAAGCTGCAATGACAACTCGACAAGTCAGGCGCATGAAAGCCAGGCTGGAAAAACAAAAGCAACAAACATCTCCTCCCAAAGGCTTTGGCTGATCGCACGTCGGGGAGCCTGACGCCTGAGCTGTCCCCCGCTCAGGCTGAAAGCCATACAACACCCTGGGTGCTTCAGGGGAAAGCAGGGCACGAACGAGCAGCGTGATCCATCCCCCGACACACTCTTTGCAACATGACTAAGGACCACGACCTCCGCGCAATCCAGCGTCAAAATGACCTTGCCGTTTTTATCCGGTACGAAAATGCACTCCGAGCCGCCTACGCCAAATCCCAAGATCCGCACCCTGGAAGACGGATGCCTCAGGATTCAGGTGGGTGAATATGTCGGCACTGTTTCATCAATGCATTTAGTTGACGTCAAAATCAATCAGCTAATGTCAGCGTGGAAGTCAAGACATCAAGCTGGTGGCATCAATCAACGATCTGAAATCTGATCACAAAAATGCACGCCGTCGCACAGATCGTTCCTCTGACTTAATCAAAGAATCACTGCAGCGTTACGGCGCTGCGCGTTCCATCGTCATCGACGAGGAGAATCGCATCCTTGCCGGCAACGGCACCATCGACGGAGCCAAGGCCGCCGGCATTCGCCGCGTCCGGATCATCGAGTCAGAAGGTGATGAAGTCATCGCAGTGCGGCGCACTGGCCTCTCAGAGGACGAAAAGGTGGGCCTTGCTCTTGCTGACAACCGCACCGCTGATCTCAGCGAGTGGGACCAAGAAATGCTCCATCGCCTCTCTGAGGAGCACGACTTGGAGCCGTGGTTTAACGAGGACGACCTCAACGAACTCCTCAATGTCACGGAGCTAGACCCAGAGGCCGGCAACACAGACCCGGACGAGATCCCAGAAGAGCCGCAGGACCCCATCACCAAGCCGGGCGATCTTTGGATCCTTGGCAACCATCGCGTTCTTTGTGGGGACTCCACATGCCCCACCGACATCGAGCGGCTGCTTGGCGGAGAGAAGGCGGCCCTTCTGCACGCAGACCCGCCGTACGGCATGGGCAAGGCTTCCGACGGCGTTGCTAATGACAACCTGTATGACGAGAAGCTCGACAGCTTCCAGATGGAGTGGTGGGCTACCTTCCGCCCATACCTTGAGGACAACGCTTCCGCATATATATGGGGCAACGCTCCTGAGCTTTGGCGGCTTTGGTACAAGGCTGGCCTTGGCGAGTCGGAGCTGATGGAGCTTCGAAATCAGATCGTCTGGGATAAAAAGTGCATCCCTGGCATGAAGTCAGAAACCCAGACCAGCTTCCCCACCACGACCGAGCATTGCCTGTTCTTTCAGCTCGGCAATCAGTTCCGGGGCAACGTCAACACCGCAGACTTTCCCGAAACTTGGGAGCCCGTTCGTTCATACCTTGAGTCGCAAGCCTTAGCCGCCGGCATTGACGCCAACGGCATCCGTGATCTCTGCGGTGTGCAGATGTACGGCCATTGGTTCACGCGCTCGCAGTTCACCCTCATCCCTGAGAAGCACTACGCCACCTTGCAGGCAAAGTTCACCGGCTTATTCCAGCGTCCTTGGCGTTCACTCAAAGCAGAGTGGGACAAGGTCAAAGGCGGGCCAACCTCAGAGATTCAGGGCGCTCGTTCTTTCTTCGACAACACTCACGACGTCATGCGCGACGTTTGGGAGTTCTCCCGTGTTCATGGCGATGAAAGGCACGGCCATGCCACGCCAAAGCCTGTCGACATGATGAAACGGGTCATGCTCTCAAGCCTTCCCAAAGATGGGCTCTGCCTTGAACCTTTTGGTGGCTCTGGCTCAACGCTGATGGGTGCTCAGCTTACAAATCGACGCTGCTACACAGTCGAGCTAAAACCTGAGTACTGCGACGTTATCGTTAAGCGGTGGGAGAGTTTCACGGGAGAAACCGCAGTCCTGGCCTCTGACAAAGATTGATGGGCAAGAAATCGACCAAGATCGAAGTCGATATGCGCGTGAACCGTGTTGCCCGTCTGTTGGCCAACGGTGCTGTGCGCTCTGAAATCGTGCAGTATTGCGCGAAAGAGTGGGAGCTTGCAGAACGCCAAGCAGACACCTACATCGCCAAGGCTCGGGAGCTTATCCGTGCCGATTGGGAAACGGATCGCCTGACTTTTACTGCAGAGATCTTGGCCCAGCTCGCCACGTTGCAGAAAGAAGCGCGCAAGACCAACAATCTCAACGCTGCGCTCGGATGTATTAAGACCGCCGCACAGATTGCCCAGGTGCTGCAGTGAATGGGATCTTGAGCCACATTGCTGGCGGTTCTGTCCTGCATCGCATCGGCGAGGGCAACTCCGAACTCGATGTCGCCAAGCTGCTCAATCGCATCCGTGAGGATCTGCACCCAGGCCAGCGTGCCTTTGTTGATGACGATAAGACCGAGATCCTTGGCATTTCTGCCGGCTACGGCGCAGGCAAGACAAGAGCCTTAGCCGCGAAGAGCGTGTTTATGGCAGCCGCCAATCAAGGCTTCACCGGTTGCGTCATGGAGCCTACTGGGCCTTTGATTCGTGATATTTGGCAGGCAGATTTCGAGGGCTTCCTTGAGCAGTACGAGATCCCGTACACCTTCCGCGCATCACCGTTACCGGAATATCTGCTGCACTTTCCAGGCGGAGACAGCAAATTGCTGTGCCGCTCCTTCGAGAACTACTCCCGCATCATCGGCCTGAACTTGGCGTACATCCTGTGCGATGAAATTGATACGGTGAACCCTGCGATTTGCACGCGCGCGTTCCCCAAGATCCTTGGCCGCCTGAGGGCCGGCAACGTGCGCCAGTTCAGCGCCGCATCAACACCTGAGGGCTTCCGTTGGATGTGGAACACGTTCGGCACCGAGGAGGCGCAGCAGCGCGAAGACCGCAAGCTCATTAGGATGCGCTCGGCGGATAACCCTTATCTGCCCCAAGACTTCATCGAGAGACTGCAAGCCAACTACGATCCGAGCCTGTTGCAGGCTTACTTAGAAGGCCATTTTTGTAATCTCACAACTGGTCAGGTTTATGACCGGTTCAATCGCGAAAAACATGTCACCAACTCGATTCCTGACGTCAGCATGGAACCACTTCGCGTGGGTGTTGACTTCAATATCGGCAACATGTCAGCGGTGATCGGTGTTCGTCTTGGAGAAAACCTTCTCCTGATCGACGAGATCAGCGGTGCGCATGACACCGACGCAATGGCCCAAGAGATACAACTCCGCGCTAACGGACGCAAGGTTTACATCTACCCTGACGCATCAGGCGGCAACAGAAGCACGAATGCCTCACGAACGGACATTCAGATCTTGGAGTCCTACGGGTTCAGCAATCAATCGCCGAAAGCCAATCCTCCCGTCCGTGATCGGGTGGCTTCTCTACAAGCTCTGCTGGAGAACGGGCGGCAGGAAGTCAGGCTGCAGGTTGCGGCTAATTGCAAGCGGACGATTGAGTGCTTAGAGCTGCAGAGTTACACCGAGGCCGGCGATCCTGATAAGGACGCAGGTTATGACCATATGAATGACGCTCTCGGGTACTTAGTTTTCAGAGAGTTTTCGATGCTTCATGCTCGGGCTGGTAGATCCACGGGCATCAGGCTTTACTAAACTGATTGCGATGGGCGGGTTTTAGCTGTGTATTCAGGTTTCTCCGGGCGGCAACGTATTGGCAATGTGACGCAGGTCAATGACCCCAATACCGCCTGGGTCAACATGGAGCCCCATTGGGGCCTTATAGAGCATCTCCTCGGCGGCACTTACAAAATTCGCAAGGGACATCGCAAGTTTCTTCCACAAGAACCTCGAGAACTTGATGAGGCATATGACAACAGGCTGCAGCGATCAGTTTTAGCCCCTTATTACGTTCGCCTAGAGAGGATGCTTGCGGGCATGTTGACCCGTAAGCCTGTCCGTCTTGACGACGTATCGGATCAAATCCGCGAGCAGTTGTTTGACGTTGATCTGCAGGGCAACGACTTACAAACCTGGTTGTTCTCGACAACTAGGGTCTGCATCCGGTACGGCCACGTTGGAGTTCTTGTCGATGCCCCAGCTGCTGGTCAGAACGGGCGTCCCTACTACGTGACTTATACGCCAAGGGACATCTTGGGCTGGCGGACCGAGCTGGCAGACGGGCAGCAGAAGCTGACCCAGTTGCGGCTGCAGGAAAAGATTCTTGTTCCCGACGGCCTTTATGGCGAGAAGGAGGTGGTACAAGTCCGCGTCTTGACCCCTGGCGCTTTTGAGATTCACCAGAAGGACGCAAAGGGCGACTTCCGCGTTGTTGATGAAGGCCGCACCAGCCTGAGCGAGATCCCGTTCAGCGTGGCCTACTCCAACCGCATGGGCGTTCTTGAATCAATCCCGCCTTTGGCTGATATTGCTGAGTTGAACCTGCAGCACTACCAAACGCAAAGTGATTTAGCGAATCAGCTCCATATCAGCGCAGTGCCCATGTTGGCGATTTTTGGTTTCCCGCAATCTGCTGAAGAAATCAGTGCCGGCCCTGGTGAAGCGATGGCCTTGCCAGAAGGAGCCTCGGCGCAATACATCGAGCCATCAGGCAACAGCTACGACGCGCAGTTCCGTCGGCTGGATCAAATTGCGTCTCAAATAAACGAGCTGGGACTGGCTGCGGTTCTTGGTGCAAAGCTGGTCGGTGAAACTGCAGAGGCCAAGCGAATCGATCGCAGCCAGGGCGACAGCACCATGATGGTGGTGGCCCAGCAGATGCAGGATTTGATCGACAACTGCCTGCGCTTCCACGCTCAGTACATGGGCGAGGCAAATGCCGGCAGCAGCTTGGTCAACCGTGACTTCATGGGCACGAGGCTTGAGCCCTTGGAGATCCAAGCCCTTCTGCAGCTTTACACCGCTGGCACGATCACCCAAGAAACTTTGCTGCTTCAGCTTGAGGCCGGCGAAGTGCTGGGCGACGACTTCGACGTAGAGGAGGAGATCGAAGCCACGCAGAACGGCGGCATGATCGAGATGCAGCAGCCAGAGCCTGAGCCTGCGCCTGAAACAGAGGCCACAATGCCAGAAGCGATTGGCGAGGCTGATGAGCTGGCTGGATAATCTGCGGAGACCAGAGCCGCCACGTAAGCAGTTGCTGTTCTTTGCCAAGGAGGAATTAGCGAACGAATACTTCGCTGTGATCCGTATGAGCTACTTCAGCAAGGGGAAAATATCAAAAGTGACCGAGATGCATATCCACTGCTACGACCTAAATGCCAGGGCGAAGTTTCATAGCACCGTGAAATTTGCCCTCAAGGCTGGGGCGGATGTTTCGGCGCTTTGCGTCACAGCGGCTGACGAGTTGGGGATTGAGCCGGCATGAGTGAACTTCGCGAGATATTTCGGAACGCGATCGATCTGAATCGTTATAGCAACAGTGTGTCGCGACGCTTGATCCGTGCATACAACGATGTTGTGCTGGATGCTGTTGATCAGCTGCGTGGGATTGATGAGCTTGCGTCGCCTGTTAAAGCTGCACGGCTTCGGGCCATTCTCGCGCAACTGAACGACTCACTTCGCACCTGGTCCGGCGACAGCATCGCCACGATGACCGAGGAGTTGCAGGGCCTTGCTGTGCTGCAGTCGGAGTTTGCAGCGGAGCAACTACAGAAAGCGTTGCCTGCCGGTGCTGCCGCAACCGTTGGCACTGTGGAGATCAGCCCAGCCTTAGGGCAAGCAATCGTCACCAGTCAGCCGACGGTGGCCGGTGTTGTCAATCTGAGCGATAGCTTTGAGCGGATCGCAAGAGACACGATTCCCTTTCAGCTGACTGTTGGGCAAGAGATAAGCCTGCCTAATGGTGAGGTTGTCCGCGAAGCCTTCAGCAAGATGTCCGCCAGGCAGGCCGAGCTGTTCAGCGTCGCTGTACGAAACGGCTTGCTCGAAGGTGAATCGGTGCCGAGCATTGTTCGCAGGCTGAAGGGGCGGCTGACCAAAGAGCAACGCGGATCTATCGACACGATCATTGCGGCAGGCGGCCAAGCAACCAGCATTCCGAACAATCAGATCAGGGCGATCGTTCGCACCAGTGTGAACCAAGTGGCTGTCGCTGCCGATCGGATCATTGCTGCCGACAACCCCGATGCGACGGCAAAGTACCGCTACACGGCGACGCTTGATAGCCGGACTTCACCGATCTGCCGTGCGTTAGACGGCAAGGTGTTTAAGCACGGGCAAGGCCCATACCCACCGCAGCATTTCAACTGCCGCTCGCGCTACATCAACATTCCGATCGGGCTTGAGAAAGAGTTTGAGGAAGCGCGTGAGGATTACGGCGCGTGGTTGAACGATCAAAGTGATGCTGTGAAGCGTGATGCTCTTGGCCCTGAGCGTCTTGCAATGTGGAAAGGATTGGTCAGAAAGTACGGCCCATCTGATGCCATCCGTAAATTTGTGGCGAAGGATGGCTCGGAGCTAACGTTGGAGCAATTACGCAACCGTGGCTATGGCTCCTCTGCCAGCTAAGTATCAGTTCAAGGCGCAAGGCGCTGATGCCAAGCCCAAGGCAACGGTCAAGAAAAAGTCGGCTAAAAAGGAAACGCTAAAGGAGGAGGGTTGAAATGGCCCCTAAAGTCAGCAACGCCATGAAACGCTGCATGGGATATATGAAGGCCGTGCGCAAAGGCAAAAAGAGAAAAACCGCTAGTAAGAAGAAAAAGTAGGCGTTAGGCTGGCTGTAACTGCGGTTGCGTCATGCCCAAGGGACCCGGCACGTACGGTTCAAAGGTGGGCCGTCCCCCAAAAAAGAAAAAAAGCAAGAAAAAGAAGTGATGGCACGGAAGCAGCGTCGCGTTCCGAAAGACAAGGCCACCGGCCTGCCTAAGAAGTACCTGTCGGGTGCAAAGAACCGCGCTGCCAAGGCACGAGAGATCAAGCGAACCGCTGAGGCTTACAAGCGCGGCGAGTTCATCGACATCAAAGCCGTTTCAGCATCGAGGGCCAAACAAGGTGGCACCAAAAAGAAAACCACTA